CCCGCCGCTCATTCAAGACACCGCCGAGGGCATCCACGACACGCGCGGCCCCCTGCGTCCAGTGGCCCACCGGGGAGGTATCTCCCGCGCGGCTTCGCGCCAGTTCTGCTAGTTCGCGCTTGCGAGCAACTTGCTCAGGCGTGAGGGCTTGACCGCCTTCACCCCAGATAAAGGGGGATAGTGCCATTTACGCGACCTCCGAGTAATCGACAGCCAAATACCCGCTATCGGTCATAAACGCGGCCTCTGGCACGTCCTGCGCCATGACGCCCATCTGCACCGGGCCACCCGATTTGTAGCGGTAGGTATAGATAGGGGTGCCGCCCTCAGTCTCGCCGACCCGCTTGATATCCGTCTTCAATCGTCGGTCAGACATGAGGCCAATCGCCGCTGAACCAAGACCAAACAGCCCGCCCATCATGCTTTGCTGGTTTGCTACGTCCGCCTGATACTGCTGGTTGACAAGCCCGGTATAATCCACGCCGCCGACGCCCACTTGCGACGTGGGGCTGCTCATCTGTGACGGGTTGCTAACCTGAGAACCGGACAGAAGCGCGGTAATCTCGTTGATTGGCTGGTTGCGCGTCGAAAGCGCCTCGCCAAAGGCTTGTGAGCGCCCGGTAAGCGCAAGCTGGTTCAATTGGTCGGTGTTGGCGTTCGTCATGCGGCGCATTTCCGCGTCCCATGCTGCCGATCCTTCGCGGATACCCTTGTTTGCCAGCGTGGCCCGCAGGCTGTCTTCGTTCTGCCCCTGCTGTTGCAAGATGCGCGGGGAGGCGAGGTCATAGGCCCACTGCTCCGCGTCTGAGTTATTAAACTCAAATGGCTCGCTTAGATAGTCCTGCAAGAAGCCCGATTGCTGGTTTGCAAGCGATGCAAGGTTCTGTTCCGCGCCCTGCGTCTGGTCAAAGATAGCCTGCTGCTCTGGGGATAGCGTGGTGGTTTGGGTGAACTGTGGCGTCTCTACCCAATTGCCTTGGCTATCTGTGAACCCTGTTGATCCGGTCTGCTCGTAAGACACGGACCCCCAAGGGTTTACCTGATCCGTATTATTCAAAAGCTGCTGCGTAATCGCCGTGTCACGGTTCATGCCCGCCTGTGCTGCTGCTGTCTCCGCTGGCGACGGTGCTCGTGGCGCTGACTTGCCCATGTTTGCTCATCCTATGGTTAGACCAATCGTGGGCCGAAAGCGTATAAACGCACTCTGCCTCGTTATCCCCACGCAAGCGCGGGATGATCGTTTCGTGGAAGCCAAAGCGGCGGGCGATACCCCGCATCTTGGCGTTATGCTCAGACACCCGCAGCACAACCAACCGCGCCCCCAGCATATCAAAGGGCAGCGCAAACATTGCTTGCACAACCTTGCGGGTTAGCCATCGTGGGTCGTCGCTGTATGAGGTCAGCTCGATCACCCCATCGTCAGGGTGCCAGTTGTGGTACACTGTGCCAGCCACCAGCTTGCCGCCGTGGGTCACAGCCATTGTGCAGTATTTTTCAAGCCGCCCCGGTGCACCGAAAACGCCGCTGGAAACAAAGTCACCAACTGCGCAGTTTGCCGGGTCTTGCGGCCCGAAATAGGTTGGGATCATGTCCCGGCGTCACCGTTGGAATAGGTTACGTCAATGCGGATTAGTTCAACATCGATAGGGACAAGCGCCCCGCTCGTAACCTGAGCACCTACGGAAACATCGTGGCCGAGATTGCTAAGGCTCACCCAATCGCCAGACACAATGCTGGTCCGCTCTGCATCCCATACGGATTCGCCCCATACGCCTTTATCCCATTCGTTGCCGGTCGGGATAGCCTGCTGGCTTGGCGGGGCGGGGAAGTTAACCGCGAAGTTAGAATGGCCGGAAAGCTGTAGTTTCGCCTCATATGACGCCCGCGTAACTGCGCGGCCCATCTTCATAACCTTGACGCTTGCCGGGGCGTTTAGGCCATCGAACAGCGGCAGGCTTTTGCAAACGTAGGGAGCGCCCTCGTCTGAGCCAGTAACCCAGCCCTGACGCACGGCCCCATCGCTGGAGCCGAAGTAAATACCGCCGTTGAATTGCACCATGGCGGTGATATCCCAGCCCGTGAAGGTGCACCATTTGCCAGTATTGGTGTTCGCCACATAGACGATAGGGCTGCGACTAGCGGGCGTAGGCGGGGCGATAAGCGTCATTTGGCCCTCTGCCCATACCTGACACCGCCAATCCGTTTGGCCGCGCTGTTGCTGCGCCAATGCCCAATCATCTTCAATCGGGTAGCTGACAGCCCCCTGCCCCAGTGCCGCGTAATCCTTGCGAGACGCCTGCGCCAAACTGACAAAGCCAACCGTTGTGGCGATTACCAAGTCACCGCCAGCGCGAATGAAGCCCTTCTTGCCCATTGGACGCCCGATGCGATACGCGCCGACCTTCTGCCACCCTTGGTCTGGGTCTGGCGAAAGCCCCTGATAGGCCGCAACCTCTCCTTCGGTGGTGGTGAATACGCATTGTTCAGACAGGCCACCAGAGCCGCTGTTATCAAGGCTCCACGCCTGCCCCCATAGGAGGACACCGCCGCGCGGGAACACACCGCCCATGGGCCATTTGGTCAACTCGCCGCCGATGCTATCAACGGGCAGATACCATGCGTCTAGGCTGTCTTTTTGGATGAAGAATAGGCGGTTCTTGTAGACCCACACATAGGACAGGTCAGCAGTGGTTAGCCCGCTCTCTGCGGGGAATGTGATAGTCGTCGCGTCAAATGTGGTGCCGTCATACAGGAACGCATCATCAACGCCATTGACGCCAACAAGGAAATTGCCGCCCGCCGTGCCGAACTGTACCACAACCCAATCGCCTGACGTGGTGCCAGTGAGAACGTCATACCCGGTTACGCTGGTTTCACCGAAAACAACCTCGCCGGGGACATCGGGGGAAATGGCTTCATCCGCGTTTTCAGTCCCGAGAATCCACGCATAGGGCGAAGGAATGGTTGTGATGTTGTAGATCGCGGCATCATTGGCGGCAAACATTTGCTTTTGCGCGCCTGAAATATAGGTGAACAGCGCTCGCACTGGTGTATCCACATCAAGCGTGGCCCATCGGCGCATACCGCGCCGAGTCACAACGCCTGTGGCCGTGGGAAACCAGTTTTCCAGCACAGCAGCGCCTGGGGGGAGGTCAGGATCGCGGGCAATGGCAAGGTTACGGTTGCTCACCAAGCCACCTGTAGGGGCCGGGAGCGATGTAACCTGCGCCTTGCGGGGCCGCTGCTTGCGTGTGGGGAGCCTCATCGAACGGGTCTCGCGCTATAGGCCAAATTAGCCCCGCTGAACACCGTCCGAGGGGAGCGCAGCACCCTTGCCCCCTTATCGCGGCTCTGAGCGCGTGACAGAGCGATTTCATAGGTCTGCATGTCTTCGGCGTATTCCATGCCCTTCTGAGCAAGCCAGCGCCAAATGAGGCCAAGCGTTAGCAGGCGCTCTTCCAGTACGAAAATGTCATTGTCTGCGGTGAACGCCGCCTTGCGACCGCCCGCCTCATCAATCGCCCAATTGCGCGAGATATAGGGGAACTGCGCTGTGCCGTTTGGGGCTGGGTAAAACTGCAATTCACCGCCGAGGATGATCCAGCCACCGGGGGAAATGACGCTGTAGGTGCCGGACTGGAACCGCATCCACTCGTTGACGCTATCGAATGCCTGATAGCCCCAGAACCATGAATTTGCGTCGTCGACTTCGGACGCCATAACCATACGGTCATAATCTGTTGGCAGGGCATAAGCTGTTGCGCCTGTCCCTACCACTTGATGCACTTTAGTCAGCGCCCGCCAATCGTGGCTCTCTGCAATGGCCGTGGCTACCTCATTAACGAGGTCTGCCATTTCAACGGCAGTTTGCTCAGACGATCCGAAAACCTCCTGAACATTGTTGCCAGTGACACGCAGAATGGCCGATTTCATGGCGGGACCGATCATATCACTTCATCCTCAGATAACAGTGTGTGGGGCCAGCGATAACCTTTGCCCCCATCGCTTTGACCCAAGCTCTAGGCTTACCATTTGCCCTCAAGCACCAGAATGCGGGCATCATGCAGGGACAGCCTCAGAAAGCATCTCACGCAACGTAGTAAGGGATGGGTTGCCCTTGGGCCGCTGGCCTGTCGCTTCGGCAATCTGCGACTTAATGCGCTCTTTTTCGGCGGCTTCATCGTCAACGGCAGGGGCCGCAGGGGTCGCATTCAGTTCCGCAAGTTGCGCCTTGAGGGCTTCCACCTCGGCAGCAAGCGCCACCGACTGCGAAGCGCCGGACGCGCGGTTGAGATACGCCTCGGCCTGCGTCTTGAACTCACGCGCCTTGGGGCCAAGCGCCTTGAGGTTCGTGCCTTCAAGCGATGCCAGCGATTCCGCCGTGTAGACCTTGAGGCGGCGCAATGTAGCCCGCTCGCCTTCGGTCAGGAAGGGCAGTTCAGAAAGCGGGGTGCCGTCTGCTACCTGCTCACGGCCAGCGGAAAACAGCGCGTATTCTTTGGGGAAGCGTTCGGCGTAGGTCACAGGCTCGCCGTTGACATGCTTCCACACTTCATGGGCGGGGAATGTCGGGGCATAGTTACGTTCACCCGCGATGCGGATTTCCACAAGCTCAACGTCCTTGTAAATCGGTCGGCCCTCAGCCTTGCTGGCGGATTCCTGATAAACGGCGTCGGTCTTGAAAAACGGCACTACCATTGATTGATCGTTTTGCATTTGGGTTTCCAGTCTGAATGGGATGCGTGGGGAATGGGGCGACCTGAGCCGCCCCGCTCAGTTATGCAGAGGTGGTGACGAGGATGCGGCGAGCGTGGAAGTACGCGCCATCTGCCACGTCAACGGGGGCTTCAAATACGGGCGCTGTGGCGTCCGCTGTGGCTTCCCATGTGGTCTGGTTAATCGACAGGCCATCATCGGCAGAGAAAGCCGCGCCAGCTTGTACCAGCACATATTCAGCGCCGTCATTGCCGACGACTGTGGTTCCGAGTTGATAGGATGGGCCACGGTCGTTCTCAGGGTCAGCGATTTGGTCCCAATAGAAACTTTCCGCAGTCTGCCAGAGGTCAGGCCCCAAAGTGGGGGTTGTTCGGAATGGTGTAGTTGCAGCCATGATAGGCTCCTTTCATGTGTCGGCCTTGCGGCCATGATTGGGGTGAAAGCCGTAGGCGACTTCTGCCGCCTTGCGGACTGCCAATGCTTTCTCTGGCGTTTCGTGACTGCCTAAACTGACAAACTTCCCATTATGGGAAAGATATGCCTGCCACTTGCCACCAGTTGTCTGCCGAACTCCGGTGCCGGGGTTTGTCCTGCGCTTGTGCCGCGCCACGTTGCGAAGGTTTTCCGCATGGGAAACAGCACGGAGGTTTTCTATGCGGTTGTCTGACCTATCGCCGTTGATATGGTCGATTTGCTCAACATCAACGCCATGGACTAGCTTCCATATGATGCGATGAGCCGTATAGAATTTCCCGTTGATAGAGCCATGGAGGTAGCCCGCGCTATGATTTGAAGACAGCGCAGGCTTCCCCGCATTTTTGCCATTCCACTTAGACACGTTGTGCTTCGCTGAATGGCCCCCGTCATTGAACCCCGATGCCGCCCTTGGCTTCCAAGTCAAGACGCCAGTTTCGGGATCGTAATCCAATAGAGAGGATAGGGTTTCGGTAGAAGGCGTTGGTTTCGATTTGGTCATTGGTATTCCCCTAAAGTTACCCTTAGGAGAATACTATTCAGTTGGCGTTAAATCAAGTCGCCGGGTCAGAGTCGTAAAAACGCCAATTAAATAGCGGGTTCGACATAACCAACGCACCCTCCCAAGCGATAAACTGGGCAATCGCGTCTTGATTAAGGGGCATCTGGCCCTCACCGTCGAAGAGCATATCAAAGTTCAAGCCCTCACGGTAACGCAGCGCCAAGCTGTCAGTATCCAAGCCGTAGGTGGTGTTTGCAGGCATGGAAGAACCAATGCCGCCCGCCAGAACGATTTCGGCAGTACGGCCACCATAGACGTATTCCATCGACGCGAAGCCGAGGGAGGCCAAGCTATCCTTGCGCGTGATGCGCTGAATAGCAGTAGTGGCCGCGTCGTATGCTTCGTAATGCTCAGGCGACATGAGGAACAGGTCTGCGGCTTTCATACCGCGCGAACGCTGTGTCATGATCCGGCCAAGCATCGGGCGAATGGTGGTCGCGTTGACCTGCGTGCCGATGGTCGGGAAGTCGGTATCCGCATCAAAGGTGGACGTGCGCCAGATGGCGTTCTCTGCCCGCGAGATGCCGCCGTAGGTGCCGGTATTGGTCACGGTTGGCACAGCGCCAGCAAGGCCGATGATCTGCTTGCCGCCGTCGCCTGTGCCGTCCGAGAACAGCGCTTCTTCCATTTCTTCTTTGGCCGATACCTTGGCCGCGTCGATGGTTGCTTTCACAACGTCGAAGATTTGGTTTGCGCCTTCGTTGGCCCGCATTTCCTGCCCGGTGAAGCTGATAGGCGTATACATCGCAGAGGGCGAGAACACAGCCGAGTTGAACAGTTCAACGGGTGGGTTGGCTAGGATATCATAGCCCTGCGCCCACTGGCTGGTCTGCTTGCCAATCTGCAAGGGAACGCGGATTTCTGGGCCGGAGAAGGAGCGAATGGCCCCCTTACGGCGCAGAATGTTCAGGAGCGCAATTTCGTCGCTCACAAGGTCTTGGATTTCGCTGGATACTGCGGCGCGGGATGCCGTCAGAATCTGCTGATACTGTCGATTGCCTGTGATTGGCATGGTGGTTTCCTTTATCCGTTAAGCTTCGCGATGGCCTTCTTGATGGCCTCATCGGAAGACGTTTTGCGGACAGTTCGGGATTCCCCGCCTGCTCCGCTGACTGACTTTTTCCCGGCTGGGTTCGGTTGCCGGATAGGGGTCTGGGTCTGAGCCAGCGGCTGTGGGTCGGTATGAGCGACACTCGGATTGTTCGCCTCTGCCACCGCGTAGGCGTGGCGTAGGCGCTCTGTCAGGGAGGGGTAGGCTTCGGCGTTCTGCATTTGCAGCGCTTCGGCAATGGCCCCTTCCAATTCTTTCGCGCGGGGGTGGTCCGCTTTAAAGGTTTCCCACTCGGTCTGAGCGGCTGTCACCTTCTGTTGCTCTTGCTGCTGTTCGTGGTGCTGAGAAAGCCCGCCGATCTGCTGCTTGAGTTCTTCAATCTGGTTGTTAAGCTGGTTGATCGTGGCTTCCTGCCGCGATGCCGCTTGGTCTGGTGTCTGGCCCATCACCGAAGCCGCCACATCGCGCAGCGTTACGGGCGAACCGTCCGGCTTGGTTAGGCCGAGGTTAGCAACAACAGCTTGCAAGCCCTGCATGGGGTTCTGGCGAAGCTGCTGCTCCATGTTCGTATAGCGCTGCAACGCGGTCGGCAGGTCGGTGCCGTGCTGCTTGGCCATTTCCGCATACTTGCGGATTGGCTCGAACTGCTGCGCCTCTTGGCGGTACTTGTGAATACCGCGCTCCATCTCCTGAAAGCGGCGGTTCATTGCCCCGCGTACAGATTCCGGCGTGGTTTCCCAGTCCTTCTTGGCAGCGTCGTCAAAGCCGTTTGGAGGGTCGCGGTAGGCGCTGGCCTTGGGTTCCGGTTTCGCCTTCGCTTCGGCCTCATCTTCGGGCTTGGCTTTGGCTTCATCCTGCTTGTCCTCGGCTGGCTCCTCTGCGGTGTCGTCCTTCTCTTCGGCTTTGGGTTCCGGCTTCTCTGCCTTGGGCTTCGGCTCTTTCGGATCGGCCTCTGCCTTTTCCGCCTTGGGGTCTTCGGCCTTGTCCTCGCCCTTTACGGCCTTTTCAACTTCCGCCTTTAGCGTGTCGTCTAGGCTTGGCTTGGGTTCGGTCTTAACCTCTGGGGCGCGTGGGTCTTCCACATGCTCTTGAAGGGTGTCGGACATAGCCCCATCGGGCGCTGCATCGAGTGCATCGGTCATGTTGTTTCCTGTCTGAAAGGATTGCGTTAGGTGGCTTGCGCGATTGCCTTCTGAATGGCCGCGTCTAGGTTGCTGCTATCCCGCTTGGGGCGCTGAGGGGCTTTGAAACGGGCAGTATCGTTACCCAATTCAACGTAGCCTTTAGCCTCAGTCACCGCGCGAAACGCTGACTTTGAATCGTAGAATTTTCCGTCCACATGCTCAGTGGGCGGCATCGTGTCGCTGATAATGCGAGGGCAGGCCAAGTGACTGTGCCGCGCAGGCTCTGGGGGCGGGCCGTAGGATTTGCGCCAGCCTCGCTCCGTCTTAATCCAGCCGTCTGACATTAGGACGCCTTGAACAGTTCCCGCAGCGCGGCGATCTGCGCGGCAGTGAAACCAGCGGCGGATAGCTTGGAGATGGTCGCGGCCTCTTTCTTCTTCGCCGCGTCTTTAGCCTTGGTCATTGGTCGTTCCTTTCGGGGGTTGCTAGATAAGGGTGTAACCGGCCTCGAAAGGCTCGGAAGGCGACCAGCTTGTGAATCCATCGGCATATTGGACAAAGTAGCCGCGATCTTCTTCTGACCCCTCAAACCGTTCGGCCCAACCGGGGCGCGTGGTGAAAGGAGAGAACCTCTTTTCTTCCGGCGCGATAGTCGCGGACTTGTCCTCATGGATTTCCAAAGCGGCGATCTTCAACGCCCACACTTCCTTGTGCGAGCGATAACGGGGTAGTTCGGCATGCGCTGTCATGGTGTTTCCTTCGGTTGCTGTTGTGCCATTTGCGCCTGCATATCAGCCCGGTCCTCGCCACGGTCAGCGCGGGCATTGCTGCGCTCTTCGTTAATGGCTTGGCGCTGGCGATCCTGCGCACTCATGGCTTGGTCAACTTGCTGAGATTGGATGCTTGCCGCCGTTTTCACGTCTTCGCGGTCGGCTTGGCGTGTCTGGTTGGACGCATCGACGCCTAGCTTTTGGATTTCCGCCATGATCTTCTCAATGCGGGCCGCTGTCTCTGCGATATTGCCCTCGGTCTGCTTGACCTCAAGCGCGAATTTCTGCTGGCTTTCCTGCGCCTCGGCCTGAGCCTTGGCCATATCAAGCTGCATTTGCTGCTGCTTGCCCGCCGTGTCGGCTTGCACCTTGGCTACTGCGGCCTCAGCCTTCTTCATTTCAGCCTGAGCAAGCGCCATGTTGGCCTGCGCCAGTTCGTCGCTTTCGCCGCCTTGCTGCTGCATCTGCTTGGCAATGTCCGGCCCTTTATCGGTGAAGTCGTCGATCAGCCCCTCCAACTCACGGCCCACGCGATACGGGCTGAGAGCGAACTTCATCACGCCGCCCGCGACTGAGATAGCCTCCGGCCCCATAGCCATAAGCGGCTGCAACTGCGCCATAGTCCCGGCAAACGCCGCCATGAACTCCTGACGGCTCTGCTTTTCGGCGTTCTCGTCGGGGTAGATGGTCGAATCCGTCTCAATATCCAGCACGAATGGCCGCAGCTTTTCGTCGCCAAGGAACTCCATCACCGCATCAATCGTGACGGTTTCACGCGCCTTGGCAATCTGGGGTTGCCACTTGGCAATGATGGCCTTCTGTTGCTCTTGGAATTGCTGCTGCGCCTGCTGCATGGCCTGTTCAGCCTGCTGGGGGTCCATGCTCTGCGCTTGCGCCATGCCCTGCTGTGCGGCCTCCTGCGCCGTCTCCATGAGGGCTTCCAGTTCCTTGCGGGCTGCGGCCTCCATTTCCTTGATCTGCTTAGACAGTTCTGCCTTTGTCGGCATGTCCATCTGCGCCATGTCCTCCAGCGTGTCGTCGCTGAATTCCTCGGCCATGATTTCCGCCCCGATCCGCACGAGGTCACGGGCAACGCGCACAAGTTCGTTCTGCTTGTCACGGACACGCGCAGAGCCGTTCTGCTGCTTCATGCGCTGCGCCCCTAGCGTTTCCTCCGCTTGGGTAGAGCCGCGCATAATGTCGGACAGGCCGATGATCTGGTAAACGTCCTCAATGATCTGTCGGCGCAGTTCAATCAGCCCGGTGATGGTCTGGGCCACCGTATCAATCGGCAGCCACATGATAGGGTCGCCACCGCCCTGCATAAGCGATTGCATGGCCGGAATCGGGATGAGGATTTGGCTGTCGTCTGTCTCTTTGATCGCCGCCTCAATGGCGTCACCCACATCACCGCCGCCTGCATAGAAGCCACGCACCTTGATCGCGTCAGCAAGCGTATGAATGCGCCGCGTGAGGTCGTTCACCTCTTCAAGCTGGTCCTTGTAGAGCAGCATATCAGGCACGGGGACAAGCGTCCGGCGTTCAACCGTGGCATATGCAGGGCGTGGGCATGGGAAGAACCCGTTTAGCTTTAGATGCGGCTCGCCCTCGTCTAGCGTCTTGTCATATCCCTCTGTTACCCACACAACCTTGTTTTCGGACTTGCACCAGATTTCCCAAACACCGCACTTCTGCGCCTTGGATAGCTTTTCATCGGCGCGGGTCTGATAATCGACGTGGAATGCCTCATCCTCGCCGAACCGTTCTTCCATTTCGTCGCGGGTCAGCCAAGCGCGGCGGGCAACCCAATCCACCTCATGCCACTTACGAGCAGGCTCGTGCAGGAAGTCTTTGCGGTCTACATGCTCATAGCATACGCGCTCGCCCTCGTCGTCGCTCTCATAGCGCACCCATGCAGCGCCTCGGCCAACAATGGTCAGATCATCGCGCAGGGCCAACATATGCTGATCAATATCCGCCATGTCGAAGCTGACAACGCAGGCGCGTTCAAGCAACTCAGACGCATTGCGGTAGAGCGGGCGACGGTCCTTAAACTTCGGCGTGACGACAGGGACAGGCGGGCGGGCATAGATAGCTGGCCCCATGACCTGAATGTTAGACCAGAACAGCGCAAACTGCCGATCACGGACAACGCTGCGAAGGTCTTGGAGCGTAGCATACGCCTTATCAATCTTATCAGCCGCGTCCTGCCACTCGTCGAACACGCCCTCTGCGTTTTCAATGAGGTCTAGCCAATATTGGCTTGCCCCGCGCTCTGGCAGGTCTTCGTCAATCATGCGGGAAGTCCTCGCGGGTGAGGGGCATTAAATCTTAATGCGGCCCTTTGGCGTTTGCGGTCTGAATTGCTGCGGCGTCCAGCCAATGATCTGCGTCTTGGGTGGTGGCGCAGCGGGGATTTCTTTCCAAGCCATAGACATGTAGCGGAATGCGTCGGCTAGGTGGCTTGACCAGTCATGAACCGGTGCAGCCTTGAATGCTTTCTTGTCGTCGTCCCACTCGCGCCTGTATTGCTCTAGCGCGGCGATGCCCTGCTCCTCACAGCGGCTGTGGAATACGCAGCGGGGCAGTGTCCGTCTCGCCGCGTTAATGCCATCCAGCAAGCCAGCCTGCGGCACTACCTGCGGATTTAAGCCATAGCCCTGCATTGTCTCAATGCGCGTGCGGCCCGTTCCCCACTCCTTGACCCGCGCGTCATGCGGTACGAAGTCAATGCCGTGGGTCCAGCCGCGCTCTGCGCACCGCTGCTCAATAACCTCGGCGTAGTGATCTACCCCAACGCCGTTGGCGCTGTAGCAGTCGAGAACGAAAACCTGCGCCCCCACCACTTGGAAGAACCACAGGCTTGTATCGTCTCGCACCCCGATATCCCAAGCAACGTGCACCTGACCGGGCGCGGCTTCTAGTGTCGGATCAATGCGGCCTTCGTTGCGAACCGCCAAGATTTCGCGGGCATAGAAAGCGCCGAGAATAGCAGCGTTGAAGCTGACCTCGTATTCCTGCTGGAACTGAGCACGGCCAATGTCATCGCCGTAAAGGTCGATGTAGTCGGTCTGCAAAACCTCTTGCAGCTTTTCAGGCGGAATTGCCTTGGTGTCGTGAATAGATAGGCGCTCGGCAAACCATTCGGTGTTGCTCATCGCGCTTTGATACATCGCGTGGGCGTGGTTGCGCCCGCGTGGGGTCGTAATGAATGCGGCCCATCCGTTATTTTCGCGCATCATCGGGCTGATGTAGCCCCATGAGGATGGGTTGCAGAGCGCCCATTCCGAGAAGGTCACGCCAGCAACGCCAGCACCCACTAGGCTGTTATACCGATCAGAGCCAATCACCTGCCATGTTGACCCGTTCTTAAACCGGATGAACATTTCGTTATCATTTGTGCTTGCCCGCAATTCGTGGGGGAAAGCCTCATCAATGCGCCGCTTACCCGTATGCGAGTTGACCGCGTTCCAGATAGCCTTTCGCGCCTGTGCGTATTCAGGCAGACAGTGCCAGTAGGTCGCCTTGCGCTCAAACGCCGCGACAGCCGCACGGTGCAGCATCACATCGTCTTTACCCGCGCGTCGATGCCATATGCCAATGGCCCGCTTGCCGCCGTTCTCTAGGTAGTCCCACATGGCCCGCTGGTATGGGCGCGGCTGCCACCCGTTGGGCAGAATGATGTTGGTCAACTGGCGTCTGCTGAGAAACGCTTGATAACTACGTTGATCTCGCCATCCTTGCCTGTGCCTTCAACCTGCATGGGAAGCACCTTGCCAAGAAGCGACATGAACGGACCGGGGTTTTCCTCGGCCTGCAATGCGAGATAGCTAACCATCCCCTCATTCCCGACCTTGTTGCCCGCCTGCTCTGCCGCGCGCAAGATCGCGTCCTTTAGCAGAGCCGTGGTTTTGTTCGGAACGCCCTTCTTGCGGCCCTTGCCTGCGTTTGGCGGCTTGCGCTTAGCAGTCGACACTACTTTGCTGGATTTCTCCATGTCTATACTCCCGGTCTGAACGGGTTGCGTTGTGGGGGTTTGCGTAGCGCCGCCGCGTTGCGCCTATGTGCGCTGAGAAGTGGTGAGAGGCTAGGGACTTGAACCCATCGCTAGCCAGCCTGCTAATTTTACAGCAACGGGTTTACAGCCCGCCAGCAGGGAAGCCTCCCAAATGACCCGCGCATGTCCGAGGCCGCAGCCAAGTGCAGAGGCGCGTGTCGTATGTTGGGGTATCCGGCTCATGGCTTGGGATAGCGGCCTTGCGTTCGCCCCGTTGCTGCCTTTGCCCAAGCGGTTCAT